AAGGTGCACAAGCTGTCGCGCAAGGCCATTAAAGAAGGGCTGAAACCGGTGATGGTTCCGTCATTTCAGGAGTTCTTTGACCGCCTGAATGACACCGTGGACCGATACAACCATGCACCGCACAGCGGGCTGCGCAAGATTCGCGATATGCAGACCGGCCGCATGCGCCACCAAAGCCCGATGGAAGCCTGGGCAGATGCGGAGGTTGAAGGCTTTGAGGCGATTACCGCCCCGGCCGATCTGATTACTTCACTTACCCGGCCCCAGGAAGTGCGCAAAACCCACCGAGGTGAGGTGCGGATTAACGGTGGCATCTACTTCATGGACGCGCTCCGGGACTTCCACGGTGAGGAAGTGAAGGTGGCCTGGGATTACCGCGACAGCTCAAAGGTAGGCGTGTTCACGCTGGAAGGCGAAGTGATTGGTGATGCCGAACTGGACGGCAACGCCACCCCAGCTATGCCGGTTTCTGTGCTGCAGCGTGGCGCAGACAAACGCGAAAAGGGCCAGCTCAAGCGCCTGACTGCCAAGGCCAAGACAATCACCGGCAAGGATGTAGAGATCCGCACCCTGGAGCCAGTGGCCAATGACGACGACACCCAGCGCCTGATTGAGGCTGGCCGAGCCAAGGCCAAGCAGTTGGCCTCTGCCAAGAAAGAAGAATTCGTGATTCCTGAGGATGTAACCGAGCGGTACCGCCTGTGGCAGCGCCTGGATAAGCGACAGCAGGCCGGTGAAACCCTGAGCGAAAGAGAAAAGACCTGGTGGGAAACCTACCCATCAACCCCCGGATATCGCGCCATCAAGCGCGTGATGGATGCGAGCGCCAACGGCAAAACCGTTAGCGCCCGCAGGGCCATGTGAGGGCATGGCCATGACACCCAAGCAACAAACGAAAGGAAGTTATATGAGCGTCAACACTATTGTACCACTGACCAACGTCGGCCTGCTGGCCCAGGCGGTAGAAAGCGCCGCCAACCGCCCACCCGAGCTGCCGGGGCTGGTGGTGATGTATGGCCCAAGTGGCTACGGCAAAAGCCTGGCAGCGGCCTATGCCGCCAACCTGCACCGCGCCTATTACGTGGAGTGCCGGGAGAGCTGGACCAAGAAAGCCTTCCTGATCGCCATCCTGCGGGAGATGGGAATTATCCCCATGAAAACGCTGAGCGAGATGGTTGACCAGGTGGCAGAACAGCTCAGCCGCTCCGGCCGCCCGATCATCATCGACGATGTTCAGTACGTGATCGACAAGGCCGCAGCCAACGTGTTGACCGACATTTACAACGCCAGCCAGGGCACCCTGATTCTGATTGGTGAAGAGCGAGTGCCGGCCTCAATGGCCCGCCTTGAGCGCCTGCACAACCGGGTTCTGGAGTGGGTGCCAGCACAGGCGGCAAGCCTCGGCGACGTGATTGAGCTGGCCCAGTCCAGCTACCCGGATGTTGAGATTGAAGAAGATCTGCTGGAGGAGGTACGCAACCGGGTGAAAGGCTGCCTGCGCCGCATCGCTGTCAACCTTTACCGGATACACAGCGAGGCCCTGGCGAACAACTGGAAGTATGTCGATCTCGACATCTGGGGTGACCGCACCATTCACACCGGCCAGCCGCCGGCGCGGAGGTCTTGAGCATGGCAAAGGTTACACGCAAGCCCGTGCACCTGGAGGCCCAGGGCCCAAAGGGTGACCGCCAGAGCATGTGGGAAGTCATGCGCAAGCTGCAGAAGGCGGGCGAGCCCATCACCGTTCGGAAAGTGTGGGAGCTGGGCGCCGAGTGGGCACCAAAAGGCCGAGTGCGGGATTACATGACAGGGCTCACAGCGGCCGGATACCTGCGCATCACCCGCGATGAAACCGGCAAAACCGTGGAATACGAGCTGGCCAAAGACTGCGGAGTGGACGCACCCCGAGTGCGTAAAGACGGCACGGAAGTCACCCAGGGCCGTGGCCGCGAACAGATGTGGCGCACGGTGAAGATCATCGGCGATTTCACCAGCCGGGAGCTTGCACAGGCGGCTTCCACGCCGGGCCACGAAGTAGCAGAGCTTACCGCGAAAGACTACTGCCTGATGCTTGCCGGCGCCGGCTACCTGACGATTACACGCCAGGGCAGCCCCGGTGTGCCGGCCCGGTACCGCCTGGTACCGAGCCGATGGACCGGCCCGCGCGCACCTATGATCCAGCGCCTGAAGCAGCTGTACGACCCAAACACCGGGGAGGTGGTTTATCGCCGCCACGCAACCACTGAGGGGGGCGAGTGATGACCAGGAAAGTAGATATCTCTAACTGGGGCGAACAGCCGCCCCACTGGATTCAGCTGCTGGCCAAGGAAGTTGAGTCATCCAGCCGCACGGCTGCAGGCGATCGCATCGGGATCAGCCGCACAGCGGTATCCCTGCTGCTGGCCAATCGTTACTCAAGCCCCAGCACCGCCCGAATGGAAAAGCGGATTCTGGCAGCGTTGGACGGCATTCACTGCCCAGCCCAGGGCATCAATATCAGCACCGAGCAGTGCCGGGAGTATCGAGACCGGCCGGCACCCACTCACAACCCCATGGCCATGCGCGTATGGCGCGTGTGTCAGAACTGCCCAAACAACCCGGACGGAGGCCAGCAGCAATGATGCACCCCACCGCATACCTGGAGCACTACGCCGACAAGTACGCCGCCAACATGCTTTACAAGCATGGCGTGAGCCTTGACCAGTATCTGGCTGACCCGGCCCGGTATGAGCACCTTTTGGGCGCTCCGTTCCCGCTGATGTCGGCACAGACAAAAGTACGTGTACGGCTGATCCGGGAAGACGCCCTGCAGCAGCAGGCTGAAGAAATTGCCCAGGAGCTGGATGGCCTGCCGCGCAACAACGTGCGGCCGTTCGAGCCTCTGCGCCACCAAAGGCACCCCAAAAGACGCGGCAGGCTGAGCTGCTTCAAGCGCACCACCCGCCCGCAACCCCAAACCACATGAGGTTCTGACTTATGAGCGAAGTAGCCCAGGCGGAAAACTTCCGCCGCAACGCAAAAGGCCACCTGGTACCGGTGGACCAGATCAAAGATATCGACCGCCTGCGCGATGACCTGGTGCAGCGGGTCATCGGCAAGGTTAAAGCCCTGCAGGAGGAGATGAGCCGGGTGAAGGCAGAGATATCCAGCGAGGTAGAAGCCTTCCTGGAGCTGAGCGCCCGCGAGTACGACACGGCCTACGGCGGCAAGAAAGGCAACGTAACCCTGGCCAGCTTTGATGGCCAGTACCAGGTGAAGCGCGCAGTGGCTGACCACATGGCGTTTGACGAACGACTTCAGGTAGCCAAGGAACTGATTGACCAGTGCATTCACGAGTGGACCGCCGGCAGCAGCTCCGAAGTGCAGGCCCTGGTTGAACACGCCTTCCAGACCGACAAGGAAGGCAAGATCAGCACCGCCCGAGTTTTGGGTCTGCGCAGCCTGAACATCAAAGACGAGAAGTGGCAGCAGGCCATGCAGGCCATCATGGATTCCATCCAGATTACCGGCAGCAAGAGCTATCTGCGCTTCTACGAGCGGCAGGGCGAAGACGGCCCGCACCGCCAAATCCCGCTAGACGTAGCGGCCCTTTAACCAAGCAACCCCCGCAAACCTAAGAGGAATACAACGTGAATAAAGCACAACTGACAGAAGCCCTGATCAAGCGCCACCACGAGCTGCGCGAAAGCTGCCAGATCAGCAAGGCCGACATGACCGCCGTTCTGGCCGCCCTCGGCGACGTGGTTGCCTCAGAACTGCGCCAGGGTAATGAGGTGGTCCTGCCGGAGATCGGCAAGCTGGTGGTTTCAGAACGCTCCGCCCGCACAGGCCGCAACCCTCAGACCGGCGAAGAGATGGCTGTGCCAGCTTCTCGCGTGGTGAAGCTCAAGCCGGCTAAGGCACTAAAGGAGTATGTCAATCATGGCTGACGCCGCAGGAATGAAGGTTGGCACCAAGGCGACTATCACCCTGGAATCGCTTGAAAAGGGTTTTCAGGTAGGACTCGATTTTCATGGCGAGAACATGAGCCAAGACCCAACCGTCATACAAACCCTCGCCATGGTTGGGTGCGACGCCATCCGCGAGGCCATCCGTGAAACGTTCAACGTGGAGCAAGAGCACTGCGTGCGTAGCTCAAACCAAAAGCACTAAGCGAAACGCCCCAGCCGGGGCGTCTGCCGGGCGTGGTGGCCCGGTACTGATGAGCAGCCAAACCGGAGGGAACTATGGCCCCCAAAACGAAAACCACCGAGCTTGGCACCGAGCGGTGCTGCACCAGGTGCGGCGAATACTGGCCGGACGATGCCGAGTTCTTCTACACCAAAAAAGGCAAAACCCAGCAGCCCTGCAAGGCCTGTTATGTGCAACTGCCATCCAGAGTGGCCAGAAGGGCGGGAGTGAGAGCGTGAACGACAAGATTCTACAGAAGATCAAAAAGTGCCTGCGACTTGCAAAGTCCAGCAATGAAAACGAGGCAGCTGCAGCCATGCGCCAGGCGCAAAAGCTGATGAGGATCCACGCCATTGAATATGGTTACGTTGTTGCCGCTGAGGGCGTGGAGTCCCACAACGTTTCTGCCGGCTCCAATAAGAAGCCTTCAGCTCACGTGGGGATGCTCGCGCAGATGGTTTGCCGAGCCTTTGGCGTGGAAGTGATATGGAACACAACTCAGCGATTTGCTCAGCGTGAGAGCCGTCTCGAATTCTACGGCATAGACAGCGCCCCTGAAGTAGCTGGTTATGCATTTGACGTGCTTTTCAGGCAACTGAAGAGAGATCGCTCACTTTACATGGCAACCCTAAACAAACGCCTGAAACGGGCCACGAAAACCCGTCGGGGTGACCTGTACGCACAGGCTTGGGTAAATGCAGTAGAGAAA